ATTATTCCTTTGCATTCTTTTGCATTCCTTGGTAAAACGTTGTTAAATCAACGTTTTTTATTTTTGTCTTTGGTATTCCTTGGTATTCTTTTGCGAAAAAGGGAGTCACAAAAGGAGTCACAAAAAGGAGGGTGAACCTCCTTAAAAATCAATATAACTCGCAAAGCGTTCTCCGATGTCATCTTTTGCTTGTTTAGTTATATGGGTATAAACGTTCATAGTCGTTTTTAAATCAGAATGTCCTAACCGATGTTGGACTTGCTTCAAAGTCATACCAGCGTCAAAACAAAGACTGGCATGTGTATGTCTGAACCCGTGGATTTTAATCGGACGTAGGTCGTTGCCTTCCACAATTTTGATAAGCCACTTTCTGGGCAGGGTGCTTGGAATTGGCTTTTTAAATTCATTTTCAAAAATATATTTGGTATTTGGATTTTGCTTTCTCCATTTTTTCAAAATACTTTTTGTCTTTTTATCTAGACTGATTAGTCGATTACTGCTTACCGTTTTGGTGTTGCCTATCTCTTCGCCTGCGAAACCTCTTGTAATGGCCTTGTTTATGTCCAGAGTATTATCTGTCCAGTCTTTCCATTCAAGGGCTAAAATCTCCCCTTTTCGTGCCCCTGTGAATGCCAGAAGACGGAATAGAGTTATCTTCTCTAGATCCTTTGTTTTGGAGACAAGTTTTAAGAATTTTTGAAGTTCGTCTTTGTTGTAAAAATCGCTCTTGTTATCTGATTTTTTTCTTGTTGAAGTAATCACGCTATCAACTGGATTCGTATCAATATATCCATGCCTAATTGCGTATTTAAAAACATTATTCATCAATCCTTTTAACTTACGACCATAGACTAATTTTCTAGACCATTCATTGGCCTGCTCTTGCATTTGAAGAGGAGTGATACTAGCTATTTTTCTATTGCCGAAAACTGGATAGATGTGATTCTTGAAATTTCTAGATGTCTTGATATAGGTGCTGTCTTGTACGGTTTCAGAATAATCTTTAAGCCATTTTTTAGCAATCTCCTCAACCGTGATTTCTTTCCTGCTTTGCTCACCACTCTCAATGTCGTCCTGAAGCTGAAGTAGTGCTGCTCTTGCTTTAGCTTTCGTGGCAAATCCACGGCGAGTAGCATATTGACTATATCCGTTAATTTTCCCGATATACGCACGGAACATGTAAGCCGTCTCGCCGTTTTTCTTTTTATAAGATTTGATTTCCATTGATTTTTACCTCATTTCTTGATAAAATGGGTACAAGAAACCGCCCTTTTTAATGGTTGTTTCGTATACAGTAGATCCTCACACTCAGAGTCGCCAAACTTTGCGAGTGTGGGGATTTTTTTATTTCAGTATTTTCATCTTTCCTTTATACTCTTGAGATATTTGAGTTTTATCTGAGTCCGAGGCATAAACAAGCAGTTGAGGTGTATCTTTGTCTACGTCAACATTGTAACCTTTTTCTTGAGCCCACTTTTCAAAGATAGTATTTTTAGCTTTTAGAAATTCATTTGAAATATAAATCTTGCGACTAGGACTTTCATTTTTCCAGCTTTCTCCGATTCGCACTGAAATATATTTATCATCTCCACCAGGAACAAAATCAATCTTTTCCCCTTTATCAATAATTTCAGCGTTGTCTTTAAAATACAAGGCAAAATCTTCACCTAACTCTTTAGTCATTTTAAATTTCTGTTCAACTGCTGACGACGTTTTTTCAGTTTTGGTTTCAGTATTTTTAGATGGGTTCTTTGAAATACTATTTATAACACCGATAGCTAAGAAAGCTATTAGCACCCAGAACCATACTCTTTTATAAATTGGCTTAGAATTTTTTCTTTTGTTCATGTTTCTTTTGTTCATGTTTTTTCTCCTTTTAATTTTCTATTGGCATGAAGTTTCCGACTATTTTTCCAATAATTCTCGGGTCTTCTTCATATGGTGCGAATTTATCTTTATATTTGCTATTGATAGAGACGAGTCTCAGACCGTCTTTTTCTCTATAAACTTTTTTAATGTAAGTTTGGCCATCCCACTCAACTGCGTAAACAGCACCATCGTAGTCAAATCCTGTTTCTTTGATAAGAACGACCTCTCCATTCATGTACTTAGGTTCCATTGAGTCTCCAAAAACCCAAGAAGCAAAATCGTGGTCTAGGTCTTTGTCATAAAAAACAGTGTCATAGTTACCATCGTTGAAGTATGAAAATCCAGTACCAGCTGAAAGTTTTTCAAAAACACGGTATTCAAAAAGCTTTTCCTCAATCATAATCACTTTATTATTCTGCTCTTTTAATTGTTCATTAGCATAGTTCAGAACTTTTTGTTTTCTTGGAGTTGACAACTTTACAACTTTTTCAGTAATTTTTTGGACAAGAGGGGAAGTAGGGATTTTTACTTCTTTTACTTCTTGAGTTTTATCTTCTATCAAGTCCGATTTATTAACACCGAAATAGTCCGCAAGTAATTCTATTTTTCCTATCCGAGGATAAGTTATACCCTTTAACCAATCTCTTACAGTAGTGTATTTTAATCCTAAATCAGAACAAAGTTTATTTCTATCAATGTCTCTGCTGGCCATTAACTTTTCCAAGTTCGCAGAGAAAATTTCTTTACTTTTATTATTGCTCATTTGTATCACTCCTTTATATAGTATATATTACGGCAAAAACGCAAAAAAGTAAAGAAAAAAATAAAAAAATACGATAAAAACGCAAAAAACACTTGACATTGCGGTTTAACCGCATTATAATAGAGTCATAGTTGAGTCACTCAATTATAAAAAAAGATAGAAAGGACTGTAAAATGCAGAAAATGACTCTTAAAACATTGAGAACTCTAAAAAATTGGAGACAAGCGGATGCAGCCGAGGCTATTGATGTCTCTGTTGATACTTGGGGAAATTGGGAGCGAGGAAAAACAGAACCTACTGTAACCCAAGCTTATCAAATCGCTAATACTTTTGGTGTGTCTATTGATGACATTATTTTTTTACATGATATTGCGGTTTAAACGCAAATAGAAAGGAACACTATGAACGAACTAGTATGGTTTTATTTCACTATCATTATCAACATAGTCATCGGTTTTGCCACGTACTACGCTAGCAAAAGAGACAGAAAAAAGCGCATCGACGAGTATAAGAAAATACAAGATGATGAGCTTGAAAGAGTTAGAAAAAAATTTGATTTATGATTTTTTAGAGGTCTTTTGAATAAATTTTTTATTTAGGTTTTGTTTGTGATTGTTAGCTTTATCAGCTAATTTTAAAGCTTTGTCCAAATCAACTTCGCCTGTAAAAGTTTTGTAGATAAGATCATTCATCTTCATAGCCTTGTCGGTTTCAGTATCAATCTGAGATACCTTTTCAAGTTCTAGTAACCGTAATTCATGAGCTTGTTTGACTTTTTCAAGTTCTAAGGCGTGTTGTTGTTTGAGAGTATCTATCTGATAATGAAATTCTTTTTCAAGTTTCTCTACGATATGTGAATGTTCTTTGGACTGTTTTTCAATCTCAGCTTTATTGTTAGCTTTTGATGCGATATATGACCATAAACCTGAGATTATTGCAAGAATGACACTAATTGCAGGTTGAATAAGAATTTGATAATCCATAAGATTTCTCCAATCGTTTTATTTTGATTATACCACATTTGAAAGGAACATTATGAACGAAATTTTTAATTTTCACGGGCAGGAAGTCCGTACTTTGACAATTGATGACGAGCCGTGGTTCGTTGGGAAGGATGTTGCAGATATCTTGGGATATGCAAATTCAAGAAAAGCAATTTTTGACCATGTAGATGATGACGATAAGACTGATGGGGTAACGATTCGTGACGCCATGGGTAGAAATCAAAACCCTATCATCATCAATGAATCAGGTCTCTACTCTCTTATCTTATCCAGCAAATTGCCTCAAGCTAAAGAATTTAAGCGCTGGGTGACATCAGAGGTCTTGCCAGCTATTCGCAAGCAGGGTGGATTTATCCGTGATGACTTGGACGAGGATGCCTTTATCGCTTTATTTACTGGACAAAAGAAATTGCGTGAGCAACAGGCGACCATGCTGGAAGATATTGACTATCTCAAGAGTGAGCAACCGATTCATCCAAGCTATGCTCAGTCGCTCCTGAAGAAGCGTAAGGCTCGGGTCGTGGCATGCCTGGGTGGTATTGATAGCCCAGCTTATGCGGATAAGATTTTTGCTCAGTCAGTATTTAGACAAGCTGAGATTGATTTCAAAGACCACTTTAATATCAGTCGCTATGACTTGCTACCGAAGAAGTTTGCAGAAGCAGCATTGGCCTACTGGATGACGTGGGAGCCAAGCACCAATACCAAGATGAAGATTATGGAACTGAACGCTTTTAGTCAAGCGTAGGGAGGAAGAAAAATGAGACCAAGACGATATCCGTATAGTGTGAAAAAAGAGTCCACCTTTGTAAAGGCAGACCCAGAATTAGTAGAAAAATTTTTAAGACCTAAGAATATTATTATAGATTCTAAAAGTCTGACAACAAGATTACAAGCAAAAGACATTAGTGTTGGGAATATCATTTGTATTGATGATTATAGATAAAGGAAGTAGGTAAGAAGAATGGCTAAAAATTCAATGAACCTTGAAGTTAAAGTAAATGTTACGAATATGGAGGAATTTAATGATCTTGTCAAAGAGTTCAATAAAAAAGCTCACGAGCTTGAAGAGCTTGCTCATAAGCTGAATTTGTTTCATTTTGAAGCAGATATCCTATCAAATTGATAACAACGCAAAAAAGCACCTGATGGCAATCAGGCACTTACTAAAATACTCAACATGATTATAACACGAAAGAGAGGGAATTGCCAATGGCTTTGGAATTGTTTGGAGAAGATTTCAAAAATGAACTGTTGGAAGAGCTTGTCCAGTTAAATGTGAAAGCTATGACTGAGGCTAAACTACGAGTATCAAGAGGTACGAACTGGGCTTCAATCAAAGATGTTCAAGAGAAAACAGGTTGGGGTCGCAAGAAAATTGAAGATTTCAGAGACGCAGGGAAATTCCGCTACCAGCAAAATGCTAAAGGCGGTAAGTATTTATATGACATGAACGATGTACTTCGGTTTCAAAGTCAGTTAGCACAATAAAGGAGATTAAGAAATGTTTGAACCACCGATTATGGACCAGTTGATAGGTGTTGGAGCTTTGCTGATTGGATTTGCAGGGGCTTGCCGTCATATCAAACTGCAAGAGGAACGCAAGGAAGAAGAGAGGCGAGAAGAGCAAGAATTTGCGTCTATGATTATTCAAGGCTATAACCATGCATACGAACGTGGTAGAGAGGACAAATGGCAAGAAATCCGTAAGAATATCCGTAGAGAGTTCAAGGGGTTCACCTATGACAATGAACCGCCTGTAGGTTTACGACCTGAACCTCTAGCTTTGCCAGAGCCTAAAATGCACATCTTGAAGTGAGGAGGCCAGGAAATGGAAGAATTGATTGAATGGCTATTGTGGCATGAGCGAGTGAACAGTAAAATGATATCGTCTGATGAAGAAAAGTCTGATTTTGAACTATATTTAGAGGACGAGAACAGGAAAATATCACTTATCAAAGAATATCTAACCGACTATGAAAAACTAGCTAAGGACTATCGTGATGTGGTCTCTGAAAATAAGCTGTTGAAGGTCGACAAGATGGCGTTAGAGGGTATGCACATCTATGAAGATATGCGGATGAAGTACCGCGCCAACCGTAGGAAGTGGGGTGCTCGGTATGTCTGAAATCAAGTGGATAAAAATCACAACGGATATTTTTGACGATGAAAAGATTTGCCTGATTGATGCCTTACCTGATCCTGATGCCATTTTAGTGATATGGTTCAAGATTTTGACACTTGCTGGAAAACATAACAGTAATGGTTTGCTGATGATGACGGATAAGGTTCACTATACAGATGAAATGTTAGCTACTATTTTTCGTAGACCATTGAATACAGTAAGAATGGCTATTGGAGTTTTTGAACAGTTCGGGATGATTGAGATTATCGATGGAATCATTAGCTTGCCAAATTGGGAAAAACATCAAAACGTTGACGGAATGGAGAAAATCAAGGAACAGACACGTAACCGTGTAGCCAAATACCGTAAAAAACAGAAAAATCTTGCTCTTGGTAACGTTACAGGTAACGTTACAGTAACGGACGGTAACGCACTAGAAGAAGATAAAGATAAGAATAAGAATAGATTAGATAAAGATAAGAATAAGAAAAGAATAACTACTACTAATAGTAGTGGTGGTCAAGAAAATATCTTAGAACTTTTTCAATCTGAATTTCGCAGACTCTTATCTGGATTTGAGATTGAAGAAATAAACCATCTCCTAAATGAGAATGATGTGGATTTGGTAAAGGAAGCACTAAAGACTGCAATAAACTCAGGAAAGCCTAATATCAAATACATAGGTGGTATTTTAAGAAATTGGCAGATGAACAATGTCACAACTATTGAGCAAATTCGTCAATCGGAGAAGAAGAACAAGGATAAGAAAGCAGAACAGGAGGCCAAGGACGAATGGGGGTACTAGAACTAATTGAACAATTCGAGATTGACTATTATCCGTTGAGCTACGAGAAGAAAACTCTTTTAGCAGATCAACCAATTCATCAAGTGGTTGCCTGCTTGTCTGAAATGGCTAGCTGGCATGAATGCGGAGGTCGTCTGTCATGGTAGACAATGTGTTTGAGGAAATTGCCTTATCTTATCACAGGAATACAGAACAACAAGAAGAGTTTTGCAAAAAGCACAACATCCCTTTGATAAAGATATTGCGGACTGAGAGTGTTGTATGCCGAATGTGCGAATCTGAGCGGATTCATGAGGAAAATCAAGCAAGAGTGAATGAACTGGCCGACGCTGAGAATGAGCGAGAGAGGAAATACTATCTTGAGAAGTTTTCTCTTTATGATGAGGTTTTGAAAAATGCGACCTTGGACAATTTTGAGACACCCACTGAAAAAGAAGCGGAAAAGCTAGCTTTTGCAAAGCGGATTTGTCGTGAGTGGTCTGAGGGCGCTAGGAACAACATCGTGCTACAAGGAGAACCTGGGACAGGCAAGAGCCATTTGGCCTTTGCGATGGTTAAAGCTTTATCTGAGTACACAAAAGAGATTGCTATTTTCATCAACGTGACGGACTTGCTGATGAAGATTAAAGCTGATTTTAGTCAGGAAGAGTTTTTGGTCAATAAAATTGCGAGTGCTAAGTTTTTGGTCTTGGATGATTTGGGTATGGAGAAGGACAGTGAGTGGTCGTTTACTATTCTCTACAATATCCTGAATAAGCGTTCTAATACAATCATTACCACGAATTTGATTTCTGCTGATATTCAGAAAAGATATGGCAGACCCTTTATGTCCAGACTGATGAAGGGTGTGGATAAAGACCATTTGATGGTTTTCAACGATTTGACAAACAAGCGGAAGCAATATTTTTAGAATGGAGGTGGATGATGTTTGTTTTAAGACATGGGACAAGAGAGGATAAGCAGTTTCTGAGATCCGCAGTTATCGGAGTGACTGGCTTGGACATTTCATGTTCAGAGGAGAAGAAAGCCATGCGGTTTATTTCTCGGGCGGCAGCCTTACAGGTTGGCAAGGCATTGAGAGGTTCCTTTGGAAATTTCTATCCAGTTGATGTGAAGGGATGAAAGATATCAGAATACTAGATGCGTGTTGTGGATCTCGTATGTTTTGGTTTGATAAACAAGAACCACATACGACATACATGGATAGACGTGAAGAAGAATTTGAAATTCACAAAAAGAAAATCAATGTTAAACCAGATATTGTCGCAGATTTTCGAGATATGCCATTTGATGACGAAACATTTAATCTTGTTGTGTTTGACCCACCTCATCTTCTCTGGGCTGGGCAGAAATCATTCATGCGTGCGCAATATGGTCAACTAGACTTGTTGACTTGGAGATTAGATTTACAACAAGGTTTTGAAGAATGTTTTAGGGTCTTGAAAACAGGAGGAACACTTATTTTCAAGTGGTCTGATGCTCAAGTAAATGTTAAGGAAATTTTGGAATTGGTTCCGCATCAACCACTTTTCGGCCAGCAACGTGGGACGACTCACTGGATGGCTTTTATGAAATTTTAGGAGGTATTGATGTTAAATCTTTACTTCGTCTACAACGGGCATTGTAAGTTTTTTCTTGGAAGTTTTAACAATGTGGATGAACTTATCGAACAGATGAAAGATCATCAGTGGGCTTTCTCAGGTATTACCAGACCAAAATTCAAGAAACACATCGGAAAAGACGATGTGAGGTTTGATTATGGTGCGGTAGATTGCTATTACTTAGCAACAAAATCAACGTGCCGCGAACCACGTTAAAAGCGAGCTAGAATATGCGTCAGACTTGGACGAATGACGTATAAAGAATTTGCTAGCTCTTGTGTCTTTGAGCCATGAGGGGCAAGAGCTGGATTTTTACAGGTTAGATAAACCATGGAATATAGCAAACAGACAGTCATTGACGGACTGGAACGCACAATCGAGCAGACGGAGGAAAGGATAGTTGAACTATCTGAGCCGTGTGTCAAATCGCTTGCTTTTAGCAGGTCTGAGGAACGCGACTTGCTTAAAAAGAAAGTGAAAAACTGGAAGAAGAGAATAAAGGAGTTGGAAGATGAAAATAGGTAACAGTGTTGTTTTACGCGGAACTATAAAAGGTGTAACTTATGGGGAATACGGATTTCCATACTATTTAGTAACTTTACCAAACGGATGTGAAACTGAGTTTCCTAAACTATATATTGAAAACTTGCAACAACTAGACGAACCAGAAAAAGTCAAAGTTCCGCAGTTTGTGGCGGATTTTATTGCAGAACAGAAAAAACTGGGTCATACACTGTCCTACTCAATAGACGCAAGCATGTCTGACAGAGTTGCAGAATGGTATTGGGACAACTCCGAATTATTCGTACTAGCTTGGATTTTCGGCTACGAGGTCGAGGAAGAGAAGCGGTATTTGGTTAAGTTCAAAGCGACAAAACACTACTTTGATAAAGATGGGAATGGGAGAGTGTATTTTTCTCTAGCATACAAAAGCTGTTTTACAAAAAAACAACTAGAAGAAGCTGACTTTGGCTGGGTATTCGATTGCCCAGGGATTGAGATTGAGGAGGTGGAGTGATGGTTGAAAGCGTAGTTGTAGATATGGTCACGAACAATGGTTTGGTTGAAGAATTTATAGATATTGACGAAGTGGCTTATGTAGATTTTGATAAAGAGTTAATATGTTTTAAAGCGCATGATGCTCTAATTCCACGGATGATACCAGTGACTAGAAGTTCATTGCTTCGAGTTAAAAAGGCTTTGTTTTATAAAAGTATATAAAAATATTTATGAGGTGCAACATGAAACGACCAAACAGATACCCTTACACACGAAGTCAATGGGTTGAAGAAACTGTTAATCACTATACATATAAAAGTGATATTTGCTATACAAGTCACATTTTAGAAAATAAACTTACTGGAGAAATTAAGAGCAAGGAGGTGGAATGATGTCGTTTTACGGAGGGACATTCGCTGATTATTGTAAATATTGCGATGACAAATATAGTGGAATTTTTAAATTAAAAAAACATGAAGATGCTATTAAAGGATTCCATAGATGGTTGAAAGAACACGGAAGAGAGGTCACAGAATGAAACGATTCATAGCTATCTGGATTCTGCTATCTGCTGGATTGAACATCTGGCAGATGGACAGGATTCGAGATTTGGAAGAGAAGAAGCCGATGGTTATCTATAAGGCTGATAACGGAGGCGCTGAGATATTCGGTAAGGTTGTCGAGAAAGGACGACATGGCAAGCTATACACGCTTACGATTCGTGATTACGGGGTGTTCGTGGTTATGAAGGACGTGTATGAGAAGGTTAGAGTAGGAGATGAGGTGTTATTATAATGGACGATGTTTTACAAGCTTTAGCAAAAATGCTAAACATGACAGTTGATGAAGTAAGTTCTTTGCTTACAACATTTAAAGGGAATGCACCGCAGGTTTACGAAGCGATCGTTAAAGAAAAGATGTTTTATGATATCTTCAGTCTTTTTCAAACTATTTCGACTGCAATACTGGTTGTCTCATCAGTGGTTTTAGCAGTTTTAACTATCATATATTTCACTTATGATGGTGGTTTTGTCTACACGTACGAATGTAAAGGTAAAACCGAAGAAGAAATTAAATTAGAACGCATTGAACGGAAAAGAAAGGAAATTAAACTACCAATAAAAGTTAGTTGCATTTCATCGAGCGCAAGCTTGATAACATTAGTTGTTGCAATTGTTTTAAAAATAACTCTTGCACCTAATTATATATTCATCGTGAATGAAATTCTACCAAGATTAACGAAAAGATAGGAGTTATCATGAACACACTAGAAAATGTAAAACAATGGTTTATTGACCGTGACCTTGAAAACGGTGGACGGTTAGACAAGCAGTCTTTAAAACTAAGTGAAGAGTTCGGTGAGTTATGCGCAGGCTATCTCAAGAAGAATGAGCAACTGACCAAGGACAGCATAGGAGACTGTGCAGTCGTGATTGTTGGTTTGTGCTTGTTGAGCAAAGTGGATGTGCAGGAGATTTTTAAAACATCAAGAAGAGATAATGATGTAATGACAAGCTTTTGTTTCTTAAATAAAAATATAAGCGAATTTCAATTTTATCAAGATTCTTTTGCTAGTGATATTTCTAAATTCCATTTGAAGCGTATAATTGGCTACCTGAAATCAATCAGCAATGCACTTGGTTATGATTTCGAAGAATGTTTTGAACTGGCTTACCAAGAAATCAAAGACCGTAAGGGTCGTTGGATTGATGGTACTTTCGTCAAAGAGGAGGATTTATAAAATGAAAAGACTAGGAATTGTATTAGGGGCGGTATTTGTAATCGTTGTATCGCCATTTGTAGTTCAGTATGGTTGGAATGAAATCATCACAACGATTGTCCCAGTTGGTAAAATTACAGTCTGGCAAGCTTTAGGGATGGATGCACTACTATCTTTCATCTGGCCTGTATTATCCAGTAAAAAAGAATCTGAAGAAGATTATTCGTATACTGTAAGAAGTAGTATTTCAAAAATCATTACATGTGCATTTTTGATATGGTTAGCTAGTTTGTTCATCTAAGGAGGATTTGGCATGATACCGAAGTTTAGAGCGTGGGATAAGGAAACGAAATCCATGAACGGCATGGCAGAGATTTACAGAAATAGAAATCAAGAAAT